ACTTTACCGAGGATAAGGCTATTGGTACACGGAAGGTGTTGCAAAGCAACGGCTTACGAACCAATAGGTCAGGGAATCAAGCACCTCTTTCCAATGAATCAACCTAAGTGGATGCAAGTTGTTGTGAAACAACAGGTTGCAGGAACAGGTTGCTGGCTTACAGGATCCATATATCCGTAGGCACATGAGCAAGAGGTCCGAAGGACCAGCGAAATGTGGATGCGGATATCCTAGAATCGTGTGGTGCACCCCCCCAATGGGGGAAATGGCTTGTGACCTTGTAACACAGTCCCTACTAGCATGTAAATTTTTGCCAATTCCTGACAAGCCTGACAGCACCCTGACACTTTATTGGGGGTAGGTGGCAGTTGTTAACTTTAAAGATTATCAACGACTTACGTCAATCCTGACGGATATGACACTTTTTTCATAGATATTAAATTATTTTTTGCAATAGGGTAAAATAAGTGGTATAAGTGACAGGATGTTCGTAAACCCTTTATATTCATATATGTTAGTAACTGCCACCCATAGTAAAACTGCTGTCATTGTGGTGGCATAAGTGTCAGGATTCTTCTTGACATTATGTCTCAACTACTACATAGATTAGACAGTGGCAGATAAAAGAACCAACGCAGCAGGCGTCCCTAAACAAGTTCAGAAGCAACAAGCAGCTAAACGATCACGCTGTCATCGTAAGCGTATGAAAGCAGAGGTAGACATGAAACAAGCTCAGAAGGATCTGGCTAAAGTAGAGAGAGAGCTTGATATAAAGCAACAGTTCCTTGAAACAATGGCAAAAGCACCGACGCCAACAGAGCAACGCAAAGCATTGCTGGCTATGTTTGCTGAACGTGGGATCAATCCTATCGAGGAGCTAATGACATACACTGAAGATCCAGATGTAGCAAAGAAAGATAAGATTGCTATATGGAAAGAGCTAGCCAGCTTCACTCAACCAAAGCTAAAGAGTGTCGATGTACAGGGTACACTCCAAGCAGAGATGAAGATTATGACAGTAGATTTTTCTAAAGTCGCTAAGTCTGACCTTGCCAAACCAGTCGAAGAGGTCATAGTAGAAGAAAGCTACGAAGAATTTTTAAGCGAAGAAGAGAAAGATGGCGATAACTGAAGATCATGATGAACTGTTTGATAGAGTCCGAGGGAATCTCGGAGAACACTTCAGTAACTATATGTTCATCGTAATGGATGACGATGGCGATTTATTCTATGACTATTCAAATTTCAGAGTTGGTAGAATGCTCATTAAAGAAACTCATGAAGACATGGAGGGTAGAACTGACGCCCTAGATGTGATCTGGGATTCAGAGCAGGAAGTAGACGAAGAAGAAGAATGACACAAGTACAAGTTCCAGCACAGGGATGGGAGCCTAGAGACTATCAGCTACCACTCCTCAAGTACATGACTCAAGACAAGAAAGGACTTAGAGCCGTTGTCGCATGGCATCGTCGTGCAGGTAAGGATCTTACTTGTGTGAACATCGTAGCCATCAAAGCACTACAACGTGTTGGTACATACTGGTACGTCTTGCCCTATGGTAACCAGGCACGTCGTATTGTTTGGAATGGTATGACAGGTGAAGGTAAGAAGTTCATTGATTACTTTCCTAAAGAGTTAGTCGAGCGGAAGAGCGAACAAGAGATGCGGATTCATCTTAAGAATGGTAGCGTCATACAACTCATGGGTTCTGACGACCCAGATAAAATGGTGGGAGCTAATCCTGTTGGTGTAGTATTTTCTGAGTATAGTATTTCTGATCCATCTGCGTGGCAGTTGATCAATCCTATCTTAGCAGAGAACGGAGGGTGGGCATTGTTTAATGGTACACCTCGTGGTGAGAATCACTTCTACAAGATATTATTAAAAGCTCAGTCTGATGGGATGTGGTATAGTAGCCACCTGTCAGTCAAAGATACAAAAGCTATATCACCTGACGATCTTCGCAAAGCTAGAGATGAACTGAACAATGAGGCACGCTTCCAGTCTGAATACATGTGTTCGTTTAAGACACCAGTAGAAGGAAGCTACTATGGTTCATACATATCACAGGCATACAGACAAAAGAGAATGTTAGATACTATCTCGCCTGAGCCATTACTCCCAGTGCACACAGCGTGGGATCTTGGTATGGATGACGCCACAACTATATGGTTCTTCCAACTATATAATAATGAGATACGCCTTGTCCACTATTATGAGAATAGTGGGGAGGGTCTACCTCACTATGCTAGAGAGTTGAACAGGTACGCAGTCATGACTGATACTATGTATGGTAAACATTACGCCCCACATGATATCAAAGTAAGAGAGTTAGGTACAGGTAAGAGTCGTATGGAGATAGCTAGAAGTATGGGATTAAAGTTTACACCAGTTAAGAAGTTACCGATTATAGATGGTATCGACGCAGTGAGAGCACTACTACCGAGGTGTTGGTTCAGTAAGTCAGGGTGTGCAAGAGGGATAGAAGCACTTAAAGGATACCACAAGGACTGGGATTCTAGTAGACAAGTATTTAGAAAAACTCCTGTTCATGATTCTAATTCACACGGAGCAGATGCTTTCCGTACTATGGCAGTAGGATTACGAACACCTAAGTTAGAAAAAGAAAACAAAAAAAGAAACACATATGACGTTACATCCGTTAGCTGGTGAGTTGTCACTAGTAGATGAAGCAGTAGTGCGATACCATTCTAAAGGATGGAAGTTCGTGGATCTACTAGACGAGCACCTAAACTATAGAGCACCAGATGAACGCTATATATTTAGCGGTCCTAATTATTTATTACTTGGTGAAGCTAGAGAAGATGATGAAGGTAGGTTCTGGTTAATTAATTATGCAGCAGTTAGAAAAGGAACTCCAATGGGTATCTTCTTTAAATTAGCACCATATAAACTTGACAGAGTTGCATTTTCACGATATCGACATATATCTAAAGATAAACCAGAGATATATAAATTTTACAAATGGGATAAACTATATGAGAGCACCAAAACCGCCACCTCCTCCACCGCCACCACCACCTCCTCCTCCACCAGCTCCGCCTCCAGCACCAGCTCCGAAGCAGGCAGTGAAGCAGGCATCACAGGCTAGTGCGACAGTTTCACCTGCAAGGATAACAGGTATGTCACAAGCAGTTAGAGCTAGGACTAAAGCCAAAGCTAGAAAAGCTATGGGCTACGGATCTAAAATTAAGTAATGCATTTTAAGCAACGATACGAAGAGTTAAAGATATTAAGATCTAATCTTGATACTATGTTTATGGACTCACAGAAGTTTGTGCGTCCTAACTCTAATGAGTTTGATCACGGTCACTCTCCAAATAAAAAGGATGACTCTCGTGAGATTTACGACGACACAGCTGTGTGGTGTAATCAAATGTTTGCTAATGGACTTGCTTCTAATTTAATACCTAAGTCTGATCGATGGATGTATCTTCGTGTGAAGGACAGACAGACAAAGGACTTACAACCAGAAGAGCTTTCCTATTTGCAAACTGTCTCAGATAGAATACTACATGAGTTTGCATTACCAGAATCACAATTTTATTCTGCATCGCATGAGTGTTTCTTAGATATCGGAGCGTATGGTACATCACCTGTTCAGATATCTTATGTGGATGGTGTGGTAAACTTTAGAGCTAGACCTTTAGCAGATGTGTTTTTCGATACCGACATGCACGGTAAAGTAGACACAGCATACTATCGTTGTTATAAAACTGCTAGACAGTTGATGCAGATGTTCCCAGGTATTGAGGAAATGCAGGGATTCAACGCAAAGAAATCAATACATAATAAGTATGAGTTGGTTTACACTGTGTGTCCTAGCACAGACAAGCACGCCAAGAAGGGTGGGCGTATCGGATCAGAGCGTCCGTATACAGTTACCTATTGGTCTCCACAATTAAAAGAACCCATCCAAGAAGATGGTATAAGTTACTTTCCTTTCCTAATACCTCGTTGGTCTAAGTTAGCTGATGAAGTATACGGACGTGGTCCAGCATTCACATGCTTATCACAAATCAGAGTTTTAAATAAGTTAGTGAAAGAAGTATTGATCTCATCAGAGTATCTTAACTTCCCAACACTTACAGCAGAAGAAGATAGTATCATGCTTCCAATGAAGTATGGATCTAGACAAGTTATGTTCCACGAGCCAGGTAGTAATCCTCCTGCTCCTATCATGGCAGGTAACCAACCTCAGTTTATGATGGACATGATTCGTATGCACAGAGAGACAATCAATCGTTCATTCTTTGTTGATCAGATTATCAGACAAGAAAAGAAAGAGCGTCAGTCTGTGTTAGAGATTCAAGACACAAGAGGGCAGATGTTAAATCAGTTAGCACCATTACTAAATAGAATGGAGACTGAGTATCTTGGACCAGCAATCGAGATAACATATGAAATGTTATTAAGAAACAATCAACTACCAGAAGCACCAGCTTCTTTAGATAATGCTGAGCTAGAAATTTCATACACAAGTCCTGCATCGCAATCACAATTTGCATCAAGACTTACAGACATAAGTGCATTCCTTAGAGACATCACACCGCTTGCTCAAGTTAAGCCTGAAATTATGCAGGCAATTGATGAGCGTGAGTTGTTTGAGGATTACGCTAAGTATAGAAATATATCACCTACTGTAATTAAATCACAACAAACTTTAGACGAAGAAGCTTCTGCTCAAGCTGAACAAGAACAGCAAATGCAGATGGCTCAAGCCGCACCTCAGATATCTGGTGCTATGAAAGACATAGCACAAGCTAGAGCTACAGATCCTGAAGGTGTAGGTCAGTTACTTAATATTTAATGAAACTTAGAAACCTTGACCAACTTAAGGAAAGAGTTAAGTTGCGAGACGACTTGCTCTCTATATTAGAAACTGAAGAAGGTAAACGATTCTTCAAAGTATTTCTTCGTGAGTGTCACGTTACCAAACCAGTCTTTCATGAAGATGATAAAAGACTTAGAGAAGCTGAAGGCAGACGTAGACTCGCCATGACATTTTTGACTTTAATAGCTGAGGATGATCCTCAGAAATTAATAAACAAATTAGAATTAGAAAATAGTAATGAGTGAAGAATCACAAGAAGAAGTTAATGGCTTAGGTGCTGGTATAGTGGGAGACCCACAAGTAGAAGCACCTGTATCGCCAGAGGCTGCAGAAGAACAACCACCTCAACAAGAGGTTGAACAAGACGATGCGTACAAACAATTTCTTAGTACGCTCCCTGATGAGATGAAAACTAATCCTGCGTTATTGCAGACAAAAGATTTCACATCATTAGCAGATCAATTTATAAACGCACAGAAAACGATTGGTCGTAAGCGATTAGAAGCTCCGTCCGATGATTGGACAGATGAAAACTGGAATGACTTTTATGGTAAGTTAAGACCAGAGAATGATGAGTATTCTATCCCTGAAGAAGTAAAACTACCAGCTGAGTATCCTGATGATGCAAGAGTACCTGAGTTTGATGATAACACAACACAGGAGCTAGTAGACTTTGCAGGAGAGATGGGCTTATCACAAAGGCAGTTTGACCAACTGTATTCAAAGTGGGCACAACTTTCAATGGAAGGCACTCAACTAGGGGAGACTGAATCACAGGAAAGACTAAAGAACTACAGAATCTCTCTTGAAGCTGATTGGGGTGATAACTTTGAAAAGAATATTCAGAATAGTAGAGAGTCATTTGGTGCTGTCTCGCAAGAGATACCAGAGCTGAATGAGTTAATGCAGGACCCTAACCTAGCAAATCATCCAGGTATACTTAAGTTGTTTAACAAGTTAGGTGGTATGATGGGTGATACATTACCAGCAGGTGGATCTAATATTCCTGGTTCATTTAATAATACTGTACAGGGTATACAATCACAGATACAAGAGATTGATATTGATTATAGCGACTTGATTCTAAGTAATCCATCTCAGTTAAAAACAGGTGATAGACAGAAGCGTCAACAAATACTAGAGA